GCAGCAGGGAACTTCTTCATCTGACCCATGCTTCTGGCGCAGTAGCTATCGCCACGCTTGGTCGATGGAGCGATGGTATAACCTTTCGCGCCATACTTGACTGTGCGCTTGCGACCGGTCTTGGGATTGCGAACGGTCTTACTAAACTTCTTGCCAGCACTCATGATCAGATACTCTTGTTGGTGGTGATAAAGGCATCGAGATTTTCTTCGCGAAGCCTTTTCAATATTTCTTTGCCGTCGACTTGGTAGATGTCGAAGCCTTCACGCTTCCACTTCTCGACCACAGCTACGGGTATACTCGCGACACGCATATACTCACCTTCGCGCTGACCCATGCTGTTTTCACGGGCACTTTGTAGTGAGCGCAGATACTCGTCGGGTATGTATTGTGTGTTCTTGCGGATGACATTCTCACCGTCTTGCAGGAAGTCGGTTTGGATATCATGGATGATGTCTTTCTTGTCAGACATGGGTCTCTCCTTGGTAAAGAAAGGGTGCAGGGGCGAGTGGATAAGGAGAGCAGAACTCCACATTACCCCCGCACCCAATCAGGTTACGGCTTAGGACAAGCCGGTGATCATGCCACTGTCAGCAAAGTTCATGTGCTTCAGTGAGTACTCACCAACGACAAAGTGCTTGTCGCTGTCACCGTCTTTCGCCAGAAGTGTGCGCGTGAAAGGACGCAGAACACAGCAGCGGAACATTGACGGATCAATGAGGAATGCATGAGTTGTGAGCTGGTGGCGGTTGAGAACCACTTTATACTCACCGTACGGCGAACAAATTCTTCGCCTTAGTTCGTTAAACTAAGACCGCCCGAAGGCTGCTCATACTTTCGATATGAGATGAGACTATATCATGTCTGCTATTGCAGACCCCTGCGCTTCCACCCCACTTGGGGTGTACTCCATAAAGGATAGTCGTTGCACCTTCCTTGCATAAGCAAGGCTTGGCTCAGGATTACCATATCCGTAAGGACGTAGGCTTCCCCTGAGTTCACAGGGTTTAATGTACGCTAGGCCGATTTGTTTAGTTAACGTACAGGTCAATCACGTTGACCAGCTCTCGTGTTTGAGCAAACTCGCGGTTACGACCGGAGCTAGCAGCAAAGCCAGCTACGATTTGAGCGTCAGCTGGTTTGATCATCAGCACTGACGGGTCAGAACCGTTGTTGAAGCAGTCTTCGCCCAGCTCAAGCAACTTGGCTTCAGTCAGAGCGTCAGTGGCGTTTGAGCCAGCGTCAACGGTGGTCGAGATTTGCTGATCAGCAGAAGCCATTTCGCGTGCAACCGATGAAGAACCGGTCACAGCGGCATTGCTTACGCCGACCATAGCACGTTCTAGATCGCGCTTGATCTCTTTCAGTGCTTTACCCATTTGGTCATTATCTTCGCCTTAGCTCGTTAGGCTAAGACCGGCACTAGGCCAGCTCATACTTTCATATGAGATGAGACTATATCATGTCTGCTATTGCAGACCCTTGCGCTTCGGGTCACTTGACCCTACTCCCTTGCGGGATAGTCGTTGCACGTTCCCCTGACGGGGCTTCGATCAGGATTACCATATCCATAAGGACTTAGGCTTCCCCTGAGTTCACAAGGTTTATACTACGCTTCCAGAGTTAACGCAGTTTCTTTGGCACGGCCATACGTGGCGATCGCGTCAGCTGTTGCTGATACTTGGAACGCTTTCGATAGTATTTGGCTGTTATTCGTTCGCGAAACAGCGTCCGAAAGTGTCGCCATGGAGGCATCTGCCCCTTCTACTTGAGCGTTGTTGGCGGCAGCAGCACATTATGTTCGTCTTAGGTCGTTAAGCTAAGACCGGCACAAGGCCAGCTCATGCTCTCACATGAGATCAGACTATATCATCACCCTATCACTAGGGGCTGTGCGCTTGGGGTCACTTGACCCTACTCCCTTACGGGATAGTCGTTGCACCTTCCTCTTACGAGGCTTGGCTCAGGATTGCCCTCGTCTTTACGTTAGGGGTTTCCCTGAGTTCACACAGTTTAAGATTGTGGGTCACACAACTGCCCATCACTAGGCAGCAGCCCTGAAGCTAAGGCTATCTTCCAACCACTCAAATGTACGAGCGGAGATTTTCTCAGTTTTGACCATGCTGAAGAAAGGAGTGTCGGTCGGAGTAATATCCGTGATGCTTGTGTTCGCCGTGGTTCGTTAAGCCACGACCGGCGTTAGCCAGCTCATAGTCGCCTATGAGGTCAGACCATATTATCACCCTATTGCTAGGGGCAGTGCGCTTCCACCTCACTTGAGGTGTACTCCATAAATGGATGGTCGTTGAACCTTCCCCGTTAGGGGCTTGGCTGCTGATTGTCTCAGAGAGATGTCCCAGCAGTTCACACTGTTTGTTTAGACACCTTACGGTGAATGGACACCATCTTACCTAATGTCCGATACGTCTTCTTTCTTACCAACCTGATCGTAAGTTGTGTAAGTTGACATTTCTTAGATCCTCTAAATTGTCGTTACAGGGATTATTGCTCCCAGCGTGACATCAGAGCTTCGGCAATGTCATCCAGATCTTGCCCACGTTTCGGCGTTCTCAGCTTATCACGTGCGGCTTCCATCCTTTTAGCCTTCTTGTCCTGTGCGGACGGTGGGGCTTTCTTGCTTCTCAGCACCTTGTTCTTCATAGGTTTAGCCTTCTTTACTGTGGCAACGCGTTTGCCCTGATCGTATAGACGAGCCTTGTTAAGGATCTCGATAACGGTCGGGTCTACGTAGTTGTTCACCTGTTCTTCTGGCAGACCTTGCGCGATGGCATAAGTCCGGATGTCGTTGTAGAGTTCATTACTCCACTCCGGCAAACGATCTTGCAGTTCACGTACACAGTTCTGCGCTTGCTCCCGCAAAGCAACTTGCTGCTGTTGCTGGATTTCACCGTAGAACTGATCGGCTTCCTGCTGAAGAAACTTGAGGTCAGCTTCTGCTGCGCTGGCTTCTTGACGGAGTTGTGCAAAGTCATCGGCGGTCATCTGTTTGCTGGCAACCAGCATGTCGACTTCCGAATATGGTTTGTATCGCTCCTGAGCCTTTTCTAGCATCCGCTGTAGGATGGCACTGGATTTGCCCAATGCATCTTCTGCCTCTTTACGCTTGGCAGCGGTTTCTTGAGACTTACGAGTGAGTGCCGCTTCTTGTCCATACAGACGCTTCAGCTCTTTGATAGATGCCTGTTGGGTTTCACCGTTGACTACAATGTCGACTTCGGTGTCGTCGGACACTTCGTAAGAGACTTCCTCAGTCTCTTCGTCCGTTTCAACCACCTCTTCTTCGTCTGTTTCGTATTCAACTTCTTCTTCCACCTCTTCATCAGGGTCTTCAAAGTCTTCTGCGCTGTCGTCTTCTTCGACAAACTCTTGTTCAGAAGTAGTGTCGTCTGTCTCTTCAACGACATCTTCTGTTGCCTCTGTTTCCTGTTCCGATGGCTGAGTTTCCTCAGCGTCTTCCCAACGAGCCAGAATGGCTTCTTCCGCGTCTTCTTGTGATAAAGCACGCGGCTGTTGAGGGTCATCTAACACGTTTGACATGGTGTCTACTCCTCTTGGTTGCTGTCACCTAGTTTGGCTTTCTCGTGGAGCTGGTCACGCACCGACACACGCTGTTGTAGTGTGTTCACGATATCCACGATCGCCCTGTAATGGTCGTATGCTCTAGTTCGAGCCTCTGTTTCTTCCGGTTTGGTATTCACAAAAGCTTGGAACGTGGCCTCGACCAACGAATTTACGGTACGATTGAACGCGTCAGTGTTAAGCAACGCTTCAGCGTCATCGCCCATAGCGACTAATTCTTCATCAGTCATACTCTCTCCTTAGTTTAACAACCCTGCGATCAGTAAAAGGACGATCACTGAGTTGAGTACAAATAACGACCGGTCACGCCACAAGTAAGCGACGACACACCACAAAGCTGAACCGGCGATGGAGAAACCCATGTCGATTGCTTTGCTGATGTCGAAAGCTCTTGAGACGATTGCGATCAAGATTAATGTCGTGGCTGTCCACTTGAGATACCACGACAGGTCGCCCTTTGGCGTGACCTTGGCGGTCACCTTTTACTAGCCTTGGGGTGATGCGATTGCCTTGATCTGGTCGGCACGTTCAGCCAGCTCCAGCTCCGCTTCGTCGATGCGTTGCTTGTGAGCGAATTGCTGTTCTTTCAAGTCCATACCATCTGACTTCAAGGCAAGATCGTTCTCTACCTTCGCTTTCTCCAGCTCCAGTTTCATTTGGTCAATCGTAGTCTGCACCTCAGCTTTGAGTTCAGCTACTTTTGTTTGACGATCTTGGATCTCAAGCTGTTTCTGAGCTATCTGCATCTGAAGCATTGCAGCCTCATTAGGTTGCTCCGGCGGCAGCTGATTAGGAGGCGTAAGGTAGTCGTTAGTGTTCTTGATGCCGGTCATGTTCATGACATCACGCATCAGGGCGTACTGGTTCTCCGGTGTGTACATGCGGGACAAGTTTGGATCTTGCGAGAAGACCTGATGCATACCCATGTACTTCTGAGCTTCACGCTCTTGTTCACCGTAGCCAAGATTAAGCTCAACGATCGTGTCGCGCTGGTCTTCCCAACGTGACGGATTGATGGCTACATACTCGCCACCGATCTCCACAATCTTCTCTTGATCTTCATTCTCTACGCACAGGCGGTAGATCTCATGGAAGAGAGGCTTGAGGAACTGGTTAGCAAAGTTACGTGCGATGATCTTCTGACGCTGCTGGGACATAGTCGCCAGCTGCTCGACCATAGCTGCACTGTTCTGCTTGCTGATCGCGTCTTTGTTAAGACCTTGCGACAGGCGGCTCACACCGGTGTTCTCTTCTTTGTCTTCATCCAGCATTTGGATAGTCTGGAAGATGAACGGGTTAAGCGGTGCTTGCGGCATCGGTGCGATCGCATCCGGACGGCTTACATTGACGATACCGCCAACGCGGTTGTCTATCAGCTCACGCGGATTAGTCAGGCCACCCTTGGTAACCATGTATCGCGGATTGTTTGTGATCAGGGCGTGGTCGAGAATAGACCGCGTCAGCACCGTGCGTGCGTTCTGCGTGGCGACCAGCTTGTCAGCGAAGTTACTGCCGTAGAAAGCATGTGGAATCGGAAGCGGCACAAAGGCAAAGAATGGTTTGCGATCTACAGTCTCAATATCGAGCAGCACGTTACCGGCTTTGATGACACGATGCAGCTGGGCGATGCCAGTGCCTTCTGTGTCGATCATGATGTAGGCTTCGTAGCACATGACTGACCGGACTTGGTCTTGGTAGCCGGTAGCATTAAAGCCGCGATCGCTGCCGATGTTTTCATGGCGCGACAGGACTTCGGGATCAGTCTCCATGTCGACATCTTCATGATCACCGATCTGGCTCAACAGCTCCTCATCATAGCCCTCTTCACGCAGCTCACTGAGCGTCTTAGTTGTGCGATGGGCGCAGAAGTTAACATCGTCCAAACTCTTTGCTTGTGGCTCGATGATAAACTCTTCAGGCGCAATAGCTTCGACCACAACTTGGCTTGCATCGCGCTGGAAAGCGATCTCGCCGGTAACTAGGCCAGCATCGTCAGTCTCGCTGTCGATCAGCTCAACGTCATCCTGCGCCAGCATCAGATCCAGCTCTGTCTC